CCGGGGCGGGGGCCCGGGAGGTGGGCTACCGGGGCGACATGCGCGAGTGGCCGCTCGATCTGGCGCAGCGCATCTACAAGGAACGGTACTGGGACGCGGTGCAGGCCGAGCAACTGCCCGCAGACGTTCGCTACATTGTCTTCGACGGTGCGGTCAACTCCGGTGTGGTTCAGTCGGCCAAGTGGCTCCAGCGGGCCTGTGGCGTCAAGGACGACGGCGTGATCGGGCCGCAGACAATCCGCGCTGCCAACGCCTTGCACCCCGATGGGCTGAAGCGCCGAATCTTGGCGCAGCGCCTGCGTTTCATGGCAACGCTGTCCAACTGGCCCGCGTTTGGTCGGGGCTGGGCCAACCGCATCGCTGATCTGATGGAGACGTAACATGGACCCACTGACCATCCTCGCCGCCCTCGGGCCGCTGGCCGTTGACCTGGGCAAGTCGCTGATCGGACGCTTTATCCAGACCGACGGCTACAAGCCGGTCAACGTCGATGAGTATGTCAAGATGCGCCAGTTCGATCTGGACATGTTTAAGGCGATGAACGAGGCCGGTGGGGCTAACCCCTCATACCCTTGGGTCGAGGCCGCTGTGCGCCTGATGCGCCCCGCTGTGGCGATGGTGGTGCTGGGCACTTGGGCCGCGCTCAAGCTGTCGGGCCAGCCGAGCGACGCTGTGGACAACTTCGCTGCGGCTGTGGGCTTCTACCTATTTGGTGACCGGACCTTGTTCTACTCGCGTAAGGCGAAGTAAGTCGCGGTAGGCGTTAATCGCCGTCTTGAGGTCTTGCCGTAGGTGCATGATCTCGTCCTGCTGCTCCTGCATCTTTGCGTAGGCGTCCTGCGCGAACTTTGCCAGCGTCGCCGGCTGCCAGCTTTGGAAGTCTGGCGCGTTCTTCAGTGAAAAATCGGTGCTCATTGCCGCATATCCTCGCTCTCTGTAGATAGCCGTTCTTCTGGCGCGTTTCCTTCACCTCGGTCCAGGCTCCGCAGGTCGGGCATTTCATTGAGTGGTCTCCATCCAAATTTGCGCCAGGTTGCTTGAATGTCCGTCGCTGCCGCGCAGACGTACTTGAAGTTGGGGTCTAGGATACGCGATTTCATTTAACTGCCTCCTTCATAAGTTCAACTCGTTCTCGCGCCGCACGCAGCATGGTGTAGCGCTGGTGCAGGCGCTCAAGGAACGTCACGCGCCGGGCGCCGGTTCGCTCGGCGTCAAGCAGCGCCAGCACTTCGGATTCATTTAGCAGATTTAGCTGCTTGTTTAGCTCGCGCCAGTTCATCTTTCTTCTCCAGTTGGTCTAGGGTTTTTTTAAGCCGCTCCATCAGGCGCTGCGCTTGGTTGTACTGCTTGACGGCGATGCGGAACTGCGCCTTCGTCGAGCGAATCTTTTCGCGGGTGGTGTTCATTGTGGGTTTTCCTTTTCATCAAATGTCATGTCGGGTGGGTGGGGTATGTCGTCATGCACTATCACCCCATCGACTACCTCAATGTACCGTCCGCAGATAACGCAGTAATAGCCGTCACCCATTGTTCTTCTCCTTGAGTTTGGCTTCGATGGCTCGGGCAGTCATTCTTTGTTCTTGCTCAAGCGGAACCGGGTCTGCCCATCGACCGCATTTTTGGCATTGCCAGTTAATCCGACCTTGTGAATCGCGTTTGATGTATCCGCCGCCATGCGTCCATGAACACAAAAATTGTTTAAGCCAGTTCATGTATTTCCCTTGGCTTTACTGGTTTTCGGCTCGTGCGTACACGCATCTTCGTACTCCAGCACATCCTGCATCTTGTAGCGGATCAATCCACCAATCTTCAGGTATCGACACCCTTGTTTCAGCGACCTGTCGCGCTCCAATGTCGCCTCGCTGATTTTCCAACGGAAAGCAAGTTCTTCTTGTGTCATCAGTTGCTCGGTCATTTCAGACTCTCCATTGCAATGTCACTGATGGCCCGCTTGTCGTGCAGCGCGGCCCATATCTTCTCATCGACCGTCTGATTGGCGATCATGACGTAGCACCAGACGGCGCGGGTCTGGCCGGATCGGTGCAGCCGCCCGTTGGCCTGCTCGAACAGTTCGAGGGACCAGGGCAGACTGAGCCAGACGATGTGGTGGCCGCCGTGCTGGAGGTTGAGTCCGTGGCCGGCGGATCGCGGGTGCAGGCATAGAAGGCGTACTCGTCCGGCGTTCCAGTCATCAATGCTGTCAACCGTTCGGGCGTGAGGGAAGCGTCGCTGTAGTTCATGCAGTTCCTCGATGAAGTTGTAGAAGACGATCGTATTGGCCTGCTGGTTCTCGGCCAGCAACTCTTCCAGCCGGTCAAACTTGTGGCCGCTGAACCAGACCGGCTCTGGTGTGTAGACAAATCCTGCGGCCATCTGCGACAACTTTTGCGTCACCACGGCGGCGTTGACGGCCACGGCGGTCGCATCGGGAAAGCGCGTCACGAAGTCCTTCTTCATGTCCTCATAGGGCTTGCGGTCGGGCAAGTCCATCCGCACCTCGACCGTGTGCAGCGGCGGCAGCTTGTCCTTGTACTCACCCGGCTCCAGCACGAAGGTGGCCGGCTTGATCCGCTCCATGACCAGTTCCAGCGCGCCCGGACGCGGCTGCCAGTCGCCGTACTCGCGGTTGACCAAGTAAAAGTACTGCTGCTGGAACGCGCCTTTGGATCGGCCCAATAGCTTCTGGTCGATGATCTTGCACTGCCCGAACACGTCCTCCAAGCCGTTGCTGGTGAACGAGCCGGTCAGGCCCCAGCGGATCGGGCAGTCAAGCGCCTTGGCGATTGCCTTAAACCGGGCGCCGCTCGGGTTCTTCAGGCGCGTCAGTTCGTCAAACACCACGCCGTCGAAGATGTCGAGGTTCAGCCCGGCCAGCCATTGCAGGTTGTCGTAGTTGGTTACCATGACCTGGGTGTCGGCTGCGTAGGCCATCAGACGTTCTCGCGGCGTGCCGACGCAGATGGACATCGTTAGCTCCGGCGCCCACTTGGGCATCTCCTGCGGCCAGACGCTGGTGGCGACCCGCAACGGCGCGACGACGAGGAACCGCTTGACGTGGCCCTCTCGCACCATGTCGCGCATAGCCGTCAGCGTGATCGCCGTCTTGCCGGCGCCGACCGGCGCCAAGATCATGGCGCGGTCGTGCTCGAACAGGAAGTCAGCAGCTTCATTTTGGTAGGGTCGCAATGAAACCATCAACGTGCTCCTTTGACTCTAACCTTTCCGCTTCTTTGCGGTTTACGGGTGTGTACTTGTCGTCGTCCCAAACACCTATACAGATTTTCATATTGTCCACTTGCAAGTAATCCAGCCTTTTGACCGTAGGCGGCGGGTGAGGTAAACGACCGTTGGGTCTGGATCGCCAAGCCCAATACAAACCCATGTCTTCCCAAACACCAAGGTCAGGTTTTTTTAATCCACTCATCAACATGCTCCTTTGACCATAGACAGGCGTAGTTCTGGCGCAGCCGCGCCATGTCGGATTGGAAGACCTTCTGTAGCTCGGACAGCCGGCCGCCTGGCGCCTTCAGCTCGACGAACCACGTCTGGCCGTTGGGCAGGCAGACGACGCGGTCGGCCACGCCTCGGTGCGCGGGGCTGGTGAACTTGTACGCCATGCCGCCGAGCGCCTTGACCTGGGCAACGAGGTGCTTTTCGATGGTGGACTCACGCATTTGGACAGTCCCTGCCTTGGTTGCAGTTGTGATTGCACGGTGGACAGGCGAACTGCGGCCAGTCGTCAAATAGCATCGTGGGGCCTTGCCCCCTTGCTCGGATGGCGGCGGCAATCTCACACACATCATCACGGCCATTGGGCCATTCATCACACACTCGCGCACACGCCTCACGCTCGGCAGCAGCGACAAGGGCGGCGAAGCGTTCAAGTTGCGTCTGATACGGTTCCTGACCTGCAACCCAAACGTCAGCCTCCCGCGCCATGCGGATGATGTCTTCTTTGGTCACGCTTTACTCCTGACTGAATTCATGTCCACGTTGACATACCAATCACGTAGTGCCATCGCATCAGCCAGTGCGTTGTGCGGATTGCTCGAAACCGTGTCCACCCGCAAGACCTGCATCGTCAGTGGCGGCGTATCCAGACGTGTACCGGGGCCAGTAACCAACACTTTGCAAAACCACATGATGTCTTCCGGCCAGTCTGCAATGATGTGCACAGAGTCGAACTCAAACTGCATCAAGTATTTCGCCAGCTCCAGTTGAAATATCACAAAAGGAATCGGTTCTTTTTCCAGCTTTGGCATGACGTTCTCAGCAACCCACTCGTCTGGGTTGTTGCATCCAAGCACCTCATAAAAAGTGCGGCCATCTTCGGCCACCAGTGCCAGCGAGATCAACTCACCACCGTAGCTGTTCCACTCTCCATCAATAAAAATGTTCATGTGTTCTTCTCCTTGAGTTTGGCTTCGATGGCTCGGGCAAACCTGCGAATCACGCGCTTAAACAGGGCCGAGGCTTCTCCATCCAGCTCCAGCCACTCTGCATCAATCTCCTCATCCGTCAGCGGCTTACGCTGTGGTGGGTTTGGCGCGTGAACCATTTCTTCAACACCATCAGGGCTGACATCCCACACAGCACCGCATACGCAATTCAGCGTGTGAGCCACCGGCTCCTGCTCTGGCTGCGCCAGCCTCTCGCGCAGGGCGGTGATGGTCAGAAACACAACTGACCCTTTTGGCCATGCAATGCTCTTTAGCGCCTCCAGCGCCTGCTGCATCAGTTCTCGGTCAGTCATTCCAACCTCCAGCACCGCAGTGTGCGATCAGGCATCACGCGAACGGTAAACTTGCCTCCGTGCTTGCGGCTATAACGCAAGGCAGAAATACTGACAGCAGTGCGGCCTACGCCTTTCGGCACGGCAAAGCTGTCGCCGACTTTCATTTGCGCGAACGGATAGCGCTGCGGCAGCGGCACGTTCTTTTCAATACGGGGCTGGCTCATAGTCGTCCTCGCTTGGGTTGAACTTGGCTGGCGCGTCCGGCTGGCCGGGTTTGTCCAGCGGGTTGGGAAAGGGCGGGAACGGCCAGCTCATGCGATCACCTGTTGCAGTGCAGCAATCAATTGTTGGGCTTGCTCTTTGGTCATGATGACGTACATGCTGCCATTCGATGTGTACGTGTGCAGCCAAACGCCGCTTTCGTGGTCGTCTACGATTACGGCGTCGCGGTTGTTGATGCTGATTCGAGTTGCTTCCATACGGTACTCCAGTTGATTGATTGGGCCGCCATCATAACGAGTAAAAAACTTTTGTGCAAACAATTTTTCTTGTGCTATGATGACGGCTCGATCAATCAACTGGAGTACAGACATGAAAGACATACCAGCGTTTCCTAGTGAGCACATGGCGACCGTGCAGCGCAGCGGCATGACCCTGCGCGACTACTTCGCAGCCAAGGCGATGCCGGGCTTTTGTTCGCTGCCTGCGGCTTTCGAAAGTGACCGGGATACTTTTGCAATTACCGCAAAAATTGCCTATGAGCAAGCAGACGCCATGCTGAAAGCGCGTGATGCAGCACAGTAACATCGTCGGCGGTAGCACCGCCAAGCGCGTCATCAGTTGCCCAGGTAGCGTCAAGCTGGTGCAGAAGATGCCGCCGCAGCCCTCTAGCGTTCACGCTGATCGCGGCACCATGCTGCACGAGGCCATCAGCACCATCTTGTCGGACGGCTGTGTGCGCGCCGGTATGTACAAACACAAGGATCAACTGCTCACACAGGAGCTATACGATGAGAAGATTGTCACTGCGCTCGCGGCCCTTGACGAGGTCGATCCCGACGGTGAGTTGGTCTACGAGGTGGAGACGCGCGTTGGCTTTGGTGACCTTCTGCCTGGAGTATTTGGGTCTACCGATCTTGTTGGCCGCATTGGCAACCGTGCTCTTGTACTGGATTGGAAATTTGGCGACGGCGTGGTGGTTGATGCTGTTGATAACGCTCAGTTGATGTTCTACGCGGCTGCGGCCATGCGTACTGAGAAGCTGCAATGGGCGTTCGAGGGCGTCGATGCGATCGAGTGCGTCATCGTGCAGCCTCCTGCGATCAGACGCTGGACGACGACCGTCGGCCGCATCAAGCAGTTCGAACAGGAGTTGGTGTCAGCGGTCAAGACCGCGCTCAAGGACGACGCGCCTCTGGCGCAGGGCGACCACTGCCGCTGGTGCGCGGCCAAGCCGATCTGCCCGCAGATGACCGGCGCTGTGGATCGTGCGCTCAAGCAGCAACTGATTAATTTGGACGTTGACACGCTCGGGAAATACCTGAAGAATGCCGACCTCTTGGAAGACTGGATCAAAGACTTGCGCGCGCTGGCGTTCGGGATGCTTGAGAAAAACATCGCCGTGCCGGGGTATAAACTTGTGAACAAGCAAGCAAGACGCAAGTGGACCAACGACAGCAAAGCCAAAGAAGCGCTGCTGTCGCTCGGTCTGAAAGAATCTGTCGTCGTCGAGACTTCGATCATGTCACCGGCGCAGGCCGAGAAGGCGCTCAAAAAGCGCTTTAGCGAACTGCCCGAAAACTTGATCAAGTCCGAGTCGTCAGGTACGACGCTCGCCCCGGAGGATGACCCCCGGCCAGCGGTGCAGTCGTTTATCGGGCTGTCAAAAGCCCTTTCTAAACTGTAATGGAGTTCATATGTCAAATCTCGTAAAGTTCTCTGGCGCTAACCTGCCATCCGTCGCTTCCCTGTCTACCGCGCTTCGCACCATCGCCACCGATGTCAGCGCCTCGTCTACGTCCATCATCAAGATGGACCGCACGGGGCACTGGGTCTTCGGTGCTGATCAGACCGAGGCCGAGGACGACGCCCGCTGGGCGGTCAACCCCTTCAGCTTCGTCCACGGCTTCATCGCCTGGGGCGACGGCGAGGTGCTGGCCGAGAAGCTGGTGCCTGTCACCGAGCCGCTGCCTGAACTCGAAGCCGCGCCTCCTGGCGCGAAGAAGGGCTGGGAGCCGCAGACGGGCCTGAGCCTGAAGTGCATCAGCGGCGAAGATGCCGGCATGGAAGCACGGTTCACCACCACCAGCGTCGGTGGCCGCAAGGCTGTGCAGACGCTTGCCGTGGCTATCGCCGCGCAGGTGGAGAAGGACCAGGGCAAGCCGGTGCCTGTCGTCAAGCTGGGCAAGGACCACTACACTCACAAGAGCTACGGCCGTATTTATACGCCGGTGTTCGACGTGGTGGAGTGGGTGTCGATGGATGGCGAGGCTGCACCTGAAGCCGAGGCAGCGCCTGCTGCTGGCCGTCGTCGTCGTGCGGCCTGATTGAGAGCGGGGGCGTCCAGTTTCTGGACGCCCCCTCCTTCTTATGATCCTTTACTGCGATTTCGAGACGCGCAGCCGAGTCGATCTCGGCGCCAAGGGCGTCTACAACTACGCGCAGGATATGAGCACCGAAGTGCTGTGTATGTCCTACGCCTTCGACGACGGTGAGGTCGTGACGTGGCTGCCCGGCCAGCCGTTCCCCGATGAAGTACGTCGGCATAAGGGTCCGATCTACGCGCACAATGCCGCCTTCGAGCGGCTGATCTTTTGGTATGTCTTGCAGGTGCCCTTCAAACTGGAGCAGTTCGTCTGCACCGCCACGCAGGCCAGGGCCAACTGCGCGCCTGGCAGCCTTGAGGACGTCGGGCGCTTCGCCAGCGCCAGTATGAAGAAGGACCATCGTGGGGCGCAACTGATCCGACTGCTGTCGATCCCGCAGGCCGACGGCAGCTTCCGCGAGGACGCCGCCCTGCTGGCCGAGATGATCCGCTACTGCGAGACTGATGTTAAGGTGATGCGCGAGATCAGCAAAGCCATGCGCCCCTTGAGCGCAGACGAGCTGGCCGACTACCACGTCAACGAGCGCATCAACGACCGTGGCGTGCTGGTGGACGTGCCGCTGGCGCGTGCTGCCATGCGCTACGCTCACGACGAGCTGATCGAGATCGAGGAGCGTGTGGCCGAACTGACCGAGGGTGAGATCACCAGCGTACGCTCACCTAAGATGCGCGAGTGGGTGCTGGCGCGCGTCGGCGAGCAGGCCAAAAAGCTGATGCTCGTCAACGGCAAGTATTCGATAGACAAGACTGTGCGAGCAAACCTGCTTGCGATGGAGAACCCTGATGAGATACCGAGCGCTGTTGCCGAGGTTATACAGTGCGCCGACGACCTATGGGCGTCGTCAGTTGCGAAGTTCAGCCGCATGGCAGACTTGGCAGACGACGAGGATCAACGAGTCCGTGGCGCTTTTGTCTTCGCTGGGGGTGCCGCCACTGGTCGTGCATCGAGCTATGGACTCCAAGTGCATAATTTCACTCGCAAGTGCGCTAAGGAACCTGATGCAGTACGACAGTCTATGGTCAGAGGGCACAACATTGTCCCTGCCTACGGACGACGCGTCACAGATGTTCTTCGGGGAATGCTCAGGCCCGCACTGATACCAGCTAAGGGCAAGCACTTCGTCGTCGCCGACTGGTCGGCCATCGAGGGCCGCGTTAACCCATGGCTGGCCGGCAGCGCCTTCAGCGAGGCCAAGCTGGACGTGTTCAGGCGCAAGCTCGACCCGTACATAGTCAACGCTGCGAGCGCGTTTAGCGTGCCGTATGAAAGGATAAAAGACGGTTATGACAGTGGTGATGCGGCCATGACTGATCTTAGGCAGCGAGGGAAAGTGATGGAGCTCGCCCTAGGATTTGCCGGGAGCGTGGGTGCCTTCGCTGCAATGGGCCGCAACTACGGCGTGCATTTGCCTGAGTCTGACGCTAGGCGTCTCGTTGACGCTTGGCGACGTGCTAACCCGTGGTCGGTGCCGTTCTGGTCGGCGCTGGAGGAGGCGTACACCCGTGCGATGCGGAACAAGGGCCACGAGTTCAGCGCAGGGCGCGTGGCGTACCTGTTCGACGGATTGCACCTGTGGTATTCGCTGCCCTCCGGGCGCGTGCTATGCTACCCCTACGCTCGGCTGGAAAGCGATGGGGTGACTTACGCCAAAGCATCTTGGAAGCCCGCAGCCGACGCCACAGAATGGCCCCGCGCCCGCCTCTGGAAGGGTCTGGCCTGCGAGAACATCACCCAGGCCACGGCCAATGACATCTTGCGCCATGCGTGCCGCGTGATGGACTCTGACGGGTTAGAGATTACCCTTACAGTACACGATGAGATAGTGGTAGAATGCGCCAGCGAAACCACAGACGCCACTAAACATCGCGTGGAAGAAGTAATGTGTACTGCACCCTCATGGGCCGATGGCCTACCACTTGCCGTTGAAGGCAGCATCATGTCGAGGTATGGAAAATGAAATGGGTCGATATACCTGGGTGGGAAACGCGCTATCAAATCAGCGAGCGCGGCGATGTTCAATCTAAAGACATGGCTGTCGGGGCTAGAAATGGGGCTGTTGCGTTGCGTAAAGGGCGTTTATTGGCGCCTGTTCGTAAAAGCAATGGCTACTTGTGCGTGACGTTAACCGACGGCAAAAACCGACCGCAAATTAGCGTACATCGGCTTGTAGCGCGCGCGTTTTTGGGTGAGTGCCCGATTGGTTTGCATGTTTTGCACGGCGACGGCGACAAGTCAAACAACCACTATACCAATCTGTGCTACGGGACGCCCGCTGAAAATGCGGTAGACACGCTTAAACATGGGCGGCGCAGGTCGGGCGCAAACCATCCTATGGCTAAACTGGACGCCGACGCGGTAGCGCACATTCGCTCAAGCAATAGGACTAGCGCGGCTTTAGCCGCAATGTACGGCGTATCGAGGTCGCATATCAGCGCTGTTCGCCGTGGGCGTGCATGGGCCGAGGGACTGCCGCTGGCTGCCGAGGTCCAAACAATGACGAGGTATGGGAAATGAAACACATTGTTGGCCTGTCTGGCGGCAAGGATTCGACCGCGCTTGCTTTGCGTTTGGCCGAGGTCGAACCAAAGGACTATGAGTACATCTGCAACGAAACCGGCAACGAACTGCCGGAAATGAAAGCGCATTGGGCCAAGCTGGAGGAGATGCTCGGCAAGCCGATCATTCGCGTGCGCTATGAGAAGGACTTGGAAGGCACCATCGAACAGATGAATATGCTGCCCAGCGTATTTGCACGCTGGTGTACGCGCGTCCTCAAGATCGAGCCGACCATCGATTACATGGCGACACTGCCTCCCGGCTCTACCCTTTACGTCGGCCTGCGCGCCGATGAGGAGGAGCGCAAAGGTCTGTTCGGCGAAGACATCGCCGTGCGGTTTCCGATGCGTGAGTGGGGTTGGAAAGAAGCCGACGTCTGGGCCTATCTCGATCAGCGCGGCGTGTGCATCCCCAAGCGCACCGACTGCGCCTTGTGCCCGTATCAGCGGCTCGGTGAGTGGCGCGATCTGTACAACAACTACCCCGACCTGTGGGCGCGTGGCGTGGCGCTGGAAAAGCAGATCGGCGCTACGTTCCGCAGCCCTGGCCGCGACACATGGCCGGCTGATCTTGAGTCGCTCGGGCAAGAGTTCGCCAGCGGTCGCAAACTGAGAGAATACAAGAAGAGCGCCTCTTGCAGGGTCTGCTCGCTGTAAACAACAACGCCCGACAGGTAGTGGCCTGCCGGGCGTTTTCACCAAAGGAGCAACACGATGGATTCAAACGTCAGTATACGACAAAAAGGAAAGTCAAGCGCCCCTTTGTATAGGTGCTGGAACGCTATGCGCGCTAGGTGCGAAAAACCGTCGCATTCTTTATACAAGTGGTACGGCGCAAGAGGCATAACGGTATGCAAACGCTGGCAGTCTTTTGATTTGTTTAGCGAGGATATGCGGCAGAGTTGGGCACCAGGCTTGTGGCTTGACCGGCTTGACAACAACAAAGGGTATTCGCCTGAAAATTGCAATTGGGTGACGCCATCAGAAAACAACCGAAATCGGCGGTCTAACCGATGGATTGCTACTCCTGAAGGCCCTATGGTGTTAGCTGAAGCTGCCGAAAAATTCGGCATAGAAGCAAACAGGCTCCGCTACCGTGTTAACCGTGGGCTAAGCCTTGAAAGGACATTCAGCAAACAAGACTTCAGGAAAAAAGCATGACAACAAATTTCATCGATTACTTAGTGTCCCTCGCCCCAGAGGGCGAGACTTTTCTCGTTGTCAGGCAAAAGCCACAACTGAGCAACGGCGAGGTGCAACTGCACGCCGACGGCGGCGTCAAGGCCACATGGCCGGCGTTCCTGCCCGACAAGAAGATGAAGAAGGGGCAGTCGTGGTACGGCAATACCGCCAGCTTCATCCTTGACCGCTTCACCGACGGCTACGCCCGAGCCAGTGCCGCGAACTGCGAGTTCGTTTTGTGCATGGTGCTGGACGACATCGGCAGCAAGAGCAAGACGCCGCCCTTGGCGCCGACTTGGATTATGGAGACGTCGCCCAACAACTATCAGTGGGGCTACGCCTTCACCGAGGAGCAGCCAACTAAGGGTGAGTTCAGCGCGGCCATTGTAGCCGTTGCCGAGGCCGGATACACCGACGCCGGCGCGCTCAACCCGGTGCGTAACTTTCGCCTTCCCGGCTCGGTCAACATCAAGCCCGGCCGCGACGGTTTCGCCTCTCGCTTGGTCGAGTTTCACCCCGAGCGGCAATTCACCCTGCCGCAAATCTGCGAGGCGCTCGGCGTCACGCCGGCCGAGGAGGCCACCGCCTTCCGGCCGATCCGCGTCTCCGACGACGGCGCCGATGACGTGCTGGCCTGGCTCTCAGGTCAGGGGCTGGTGCTGCGTAAGCCCAACGCCGAGGGCTGGGCCGGCGTCGTCTGCCCTAACAGCGCCGCCCACACCGACGGCTCGCCTGAGGGCCGCTACAACCCCGCGATGCGCGCCTATTGCTGCTACCACGGCCACTGCACCGAGTTGGACTCGGGCGCCTTCCTCGATTGGGTAGGCGAGAACGGCGGTCCGTCCCACGCGCCCGGCCTACGCGATGAATTGCTGGCGTCGATGATGAGCGATGCCCTCAAAAAGTTGGAGCCCACCAAAGCGTTCCCCGATGAGGCCGCTCGCGTCATCGCCGAGGTTGAGCGCAAGGAACTGGGCCGCACTGAGCGCGGCGAGTGGTACAAGCGGTTTTGCTACGTCCAAGAGGGCGACCACTACTTTGACCTGCAAGACCGCCGCGAGGTCAGCCGCAGCACCTTTAACGCCCTTTTCAGGCATATCGAGTGCCGCTCGCTGTTCGGCAAGCGCCCCAAGATCGAGGCGTCTTACTGCTTCGATGAGAATCGCCAAGAGATGGGCGCCCGGACCTTGGTCGGCATTACTTACGCCGCCGGCGAGGGCGTGTTAGTGGCCCGTGACGGTGACGTGTACGGTAACCGCTGGCGCGATGCCCGGCCGGCGGTGGCCGGGGCTGGCGGCGACATCACGCCCTGGCTGGCCCACTGCGAGACGCTCATTCCCGAGGCGTCCGAGCGCGAGCATGTCTGGAACGTCATGGCGTACAAGGTCCAACACCCCGAGGTCAAGATCAACCACGCTGTCCTGCACGGCGGTGATCAAGGCTGTGGCAAGGATACCCTGTGGGCGCCTTTCATATGGGCCGTGTGCGGTCCCCAGCTTAAGAACCGGGGCCTCCTCGACAACGATACGCTGGGCAGTCAGTGGGGTTATGCCCTTGAGTCTGAAATTTTGATCTTGAACGAATTGAAGGAGCCCGAGGCCAAGGACCGCCGGGCGCTTGCCAATAAGCTCAAGCCTGTGATCGCCGCCCCGCCTGAGATGCTCACAATCAACCGCAAGGGACTGCATCCGTACGACAGTCTAAACCGCATGTTCGTGCTGGCGTTCAGTAATGACCCCGTGCCGATCAGCCTGGACTCTCAAGACCGCCGCTGGTTCGCGCTTTGGTCCACCGCGCCCCGCATGGCGCCAGACGCCGCCGCGCGGCTTTGGGCTTGGTACAAGGCCGGCGGGTATCAGGCGATCGCCGCTTGGCTGCATGAGCGCGACGTCTCCACATTCAACCCGGCCGCTGCGCCGGCTTGGACTGAATTCAAGGCTAATTTGGTCGAGCATGGTATGTCGATCGCCGAGAGCTACTTGGTCGAAATGATGCGCGCGCGCCAAGGCGAGTTTGCCCGTGGCGCGGTCGGCAGCCCCTTCCACGCCCTGTGTGACCGCGTGGCCGGCTCGGCGCCGTCTGGCGTGAAGGTGCCCCAAGCCGCGCTGCTGCACGCCCTCAAAGAGGCCGGGTGGGTCAACATGGGCCGGCTGGCGTCGGCCGATTACCCGAGCAAGAAAAACATCTATTGCCACCCGTCGATGGCCGGCCATAGCAAGTCAGACTTGCGCCGGCTTGTGGAAGATGCGCCAGCGTCGGCGCTGGTGCGGGTTAAATAGGCAAAAAATAAGGCCCCGACTGTGTAGGTCGGGGCCTGAATGGGCAACTGCGTTACAGGTCGAAGAAAACCGCAAGCAGTGCGGCGATCATACCGCAAATCAGGATTGTTCCCATACCGCAGCCTCCTCGATTGCTTTGATGAGGCGCTCGGACAATAGGGGCAGGATATCAACCCCGCCGACTTTGGCGCTCAGGATGTACGCAGACGCCGGCCATGCCGGGTCGATGTCGGTTTCCCGATACCCCGGCTCATAGTCTAGCTCACAGTCCAGCTCTATCTCGCCGTGCTTGTATAGGTGCGTTATGGTTGTGATCATTCCGTGCCCCCATAGGCGCGCTCATGACGCGCGATGTATAGATCGGCCTCCAGCTCATCGATGCGCGCCGTAGCGTCTCCTAGGGCGCGCTGAAGGGTGTCGATGCGCGCCAGTAGGTCGGCGGTCTTAGTGTCGCCGGCCATGTAGGCCGCGCGTTCGAGTTCTGTCGTGGTGTTCATGGTGTCAGATCCAAAGAATGTCGAAGTAGGCCAGCCCGAGCGCAGCGAGCGCCAAGCCAATGATGAGCGCAGCGATCAGATCGAGCGCAGCGTGGGCGCGTCGGACCGGGCGTGGGGTGTAGTGCTGCCTCATGCTGCTAACCCCGATACACGGAAGCAGCGACCATCGGATAGCCGTTCTACGTCAACGGTGCCGGCGCGCCGGACGGCGAGAATGCGGACCCGTTCGGGCCGTCCGAATAACTCTAGGATGAGTGTCTGATTTACTTTCATGGTGCTACTCTACTGTTGCCGGACGGATTGTCCGCAGCATGGTCCGATCGGGCCATGCTACTGAAAATCAGGCCAGCTTGATATCAATCACACGTTTGCGCGTGCCATGTGCGGGAAACCCAACAATAGTCGAGCGCTGGCGCTGGCAGAGTTGGCAAGTGGCACATGAGACGTCATCCCGCTGGGTAGCAGGGCAGACCACCACCTTGCGGCCGGCCGGCGTTTCGGTGTTTTGGGTTTGCGTGCTGGGCAGCACGACGACGACCGGGCCGGCGCCGGTTTCAGCCAAGGCGTCAGCATCATGCAGATCGTTGGCGCTGAGGTTGACAGTAAAGCCCCAGTCGTTGGCGTGCTTGACCCATGCTAACGATGCGCGGTCCCGGTGGTGCGTATAGGTGAAACCACGCCGGCCCTGATTTGCCGCCACCAGCTGCCCCAGTTTGACGGCGTCAATTGTGCCGCCGACCTGCGGCAGATCGCCGGCTTGATTGTGGCGCCAGAGTTGACCATCGGGCAGCGCAGCGATTGATTGCACGAATTGGCCCCAGCTGGTGCCGCGCGTGCCGGCGCTGACGGCTGCCCAGTGCAGCGCGAGCGGGCCGGATGCAGCGTAGCAGCCGGCGCGCATGGCGCAGTCGGTCGGACAGCTGTCCCGCTCGGTCGTGCTGACCGGAATCGGGCCGGTTTTGGCATTGGCTGACTTGAGTGTGAGATGGACCTGCATAATGTTGCTCCTACTTTACTGAATGATTTGGGCTACGCGGCCCATGGTTTGCTCTTGCCATTGCGCCCATGCGCGCGCGTCAACTAGTGACGCGAATCGCATGGATTCGCAGTAGCTGCCATCAATGCGGGTAACGATGACGCGGTACATGGCTTAGCGTTTGCAGATGACGTAGACAAGAGTGAAAAGCGCGAACACTGCAAACGCTGACAGAAGAAACAAAGCGATGGTTGCGGAATAGGTCATGGTGTTTGCTCCAGGTAGACATCGCGATGTTGCGATGACTAGAGTG